ATGCCCACTCATCAAATCTAATTTCACCTGCATTGTGGAATGTACCAATTACATTGCCATTGCGAACAATAGTAATGTTACCGTTTGTTGACCAGTTAATCCGTTTGATGTCAGCAGCACTAACAACTTCATTACTATTAGCTGCTAAAGAAATAAGATTAGCATAGTAAGTGCCAGTGCCCTCAACACGAACAATCGAACCTGACCTTAATGTATTTGAAATTTCTATTGGCATTTTATTTTATTCCCATGGATGTGCGGCGTCTGATAGACATTTTTCTTTTAAGTAATGTTCTACGCAATTTTGCTTTACCTTTTGTCTTCCAGTACCTTTTTAATTTTCTTGCTTTTTGTATTCTTTCAATAGCAGGTATTCTTTTAACTGTATTACCTGATATTCTAAATCCTTTTATTGCAGATTTTCTTATGTTCTTTTGAACAATAATTCTGCCTTGTGCATTTCTACGAATACGGCGGCGAATCTTTTTGACTCGACCCATTTTAATTACATTCGTTGAAGCTTCATCTAATTGTTCTTCTACTTCAACATAAGTATTTCTACCTATAATTTCTCTTTCTTCTGCCAAATAATTAGCAGCTATCTCATCAAGGCGATTGAATAAAAATTCTTTGGCCTCAATAAGTTTGTTTTTTCCAATAAGGTCAACAAAGCTCATTTCATTTTATTAATAGCAAAGTTAGCTGCTTTTTGCATATGGTGTGATGACCTTGCTACCATATCAGCAAACTTGGTTTTATTTTCATCATTCAAATTCTTATGTACCATTAATACGGCATGAGCAGTTTGAACATCAACCTTACTGGCAGAACCATCTTTATGGTTTACTGTGCCATGACTATGACTATCTTTAATCTTTTGTAGTTGACCCATTGCATCAACTGCTTCAGCCTGAATAACAGGTTGAGAAGATGTTGAATAAGGTACAGCAAAATCTTTATCCAATCGGTCATTATGATACAAAGCAATTTTAGTACCATCAGGATATAAACGAATTGCTTTACGTTTTAATACCAATACAAAAGGAGGGTCTTGTGCTTCTGTTAACTGCACCACTTCTTCTTTTGCTAATTCAACTGTTCCGTCTGCTACTGCTGGTGTAGTATCACCAAGTTTAATTCGGTGAGCTTTATACTTTCGACCAGTTTTATCAATCTTATAATCAGAAGTATCAACAATATCTTCTCTTACTGCTCGGCGAGTTTGTTGAAAGATTTGTTTATTGTTGCTAATTAAATCTACCATTTTATTGAATAGATTTTGAACAATCATTCTATCAGCAGAACTAAAGTTTGGTTTTTCTTCACCCATCTTATCTAAGATTTTGTGAATACGCTGTATCTGTGCCTTATTGGCAAGACCAGCACGAACCAACATATCAAACTTTGAATAGTCTGATTTTTCTTCTTCTAATAGAATGTTTTTAAAATCTTCTAATGACTTCATTCTTGTTCTATTGGTGTGTCCGCAGTATCTTGCACTTCAACTTCTTGTTGACCACCAAATAATGCTGTTGAGATTTCTTGCTTACGGGCATCTAATGCCTCAAAGGCACGAGCAGACAATAAATCTGCTAATGTTTCTTTTGCATCAGCAGCTTGTCCAGAAGCTAACTGATTAATAAATGTTTCTGTTGTCATAGTATTCTCCATTATTTCCTATTTATATTAAAAGCATACTTATTTACCGCATCATCCAACTGAGGAGTTAACGACTCCGTGCCGCTGCTTTCCTGAGTGTTGTCCTCGGCTTGACTTGTTGCGTCTGCGTTGGTTGCTTGGGCTGAGGTTTCTTCGCCATCAGCAAGAACGGGTTGGCTGCTTTCTTCTTCAATTTCTTTCTCCATTTCTTCAATATCTTCATCTGTCATACGAAGCACATTTTTCTTAACCCACTTACTAGAGTAATATTTACCAATAAATGGGTCTAACTGTGTTGCTGTTAATACACGCTCACGAATCAGTTCTGCTTCACGCATTTCAACAAAGTTATTATCTTTCTTATAGTCGTAATAGATGGCTTCTTTAAATTCGTCCCATTCTTCTGTGGTACAAATTCCTTTGAGTGCTAATTGAACACGCAAAGCATCATCAAAAATACGAGAAAATTTATTACGCAAACGATTAATAAATTTATTAAATTTAACTTCATCACGAGTTACTTCAGTTGTTTTACCAATACCCATAATGCCTGCACCTTGTTGTGGGTCAAGGCGAGAAATTGGAACATTCAACGATTGCAATAACTTCTTTTGAAAATACTGAACATCTTCCATTTGGCCAAGGTTTTGACCAGCAGGAAGTGTAGTAATCTCAGTACCTTTACCGCCTTCACGGCGTGGTAACCAAAAATCTTCTAACATGGATAAATGTTTACGCTCATCACGAATCTCGCCTGTGTTAGCATCATATACTAACTTGTTGCGATACTGTGTCATAATAGAACGCATATATTGTTCGGCTTTACCTTTTGGTAAATTACCAACATCAATATAAAATATACGGCGCTCAGGTGCTCGTGACAAACGATAGATTACAACAGCATCTTCAATCATGCGTAATTGATTGAGAGCTTTAATTGCTTTATGTAAATATGAAATTACAAATGTATTCTTTGCATCCATCAAACCAGAGTTCACATTAATAATGGACTCAGGTGCAATTCTTAAACCTTGATTTGTAGATGCTGTAAATGATTGTGTTGCCGCACCACGGTCATTGTAAATATAATACTCAGCAATTGATTTAATAATCTGAGCACCAGTTTTTGAATCACGGTCTTTTTGAATCTCACGCACCTTACGAATCTTGCGTGGGTCAATATAACGAAGCTCTTGAATACCTTCTTTTGGTGCGGTATCATTTACAATTACATGATAGTAAATACGACCATCAATATACCAGCGTTTAAATAAGTCATCAGCAAGATTACTGAAGTTTAACATTTTTTGAATGTTATTAAATTCTTCAATAATCTTTTTCTTAATTGATTCAGGTTGTTTTAGATTATCTAAATTGATATCCATAACCTTGCCATCTGTATCATGTGTAATAGCTTCATTGACAATCTCATCAATTGCCATATCACATTCTGGATGGTTAGACATTTCACGATAACGAGTAATTAATTCTAACTCATTACGAATAGAACCCTCTAGGTCAACATATGTACCATAGTGAGCATTTTGAGTAATAGTAACCGCACCATCATCAATGGTCTCGGTTGGAAGCGAAAAAGAAGCTTGCTCAGGTTTCTCAACCTGAACAATATCCTTTTTACCTAGTGTAAAGCCAAAAAGAGTTACAGCCATATTATATCATCCTAAAAAGTAAAGAAGGACCGAAGTCCTTCTTCTTACACGACACCGGTTTCTACTGATTCCCACCATTGGTAGGACAGAGTTACGGTAAATTCTTCAATAGTATCGTTTGAACCCCAATCAACATCAATTGGTGAAAGGTCTGTTGGGAATGTACCTAAAAATCTATATTTTTTAAGTGGTTCACCAGCTTTAGAAAACTGTGTTACATCAGAATCAACTGTATAACTACCAGGGGTTTGTGCTAAAGGGTTACGAACATTCAAACTATGACTGTTAATGCCATTCAACCAACGCTCGAAAGCATTGCGAACAACAAAATCTTCATCGTTAATGACCGTAATTACCCAATCTTGGAATGTGCGATTGCCTGCAAACTTTAGTTCACGACCAAAGTATTGAACAGGAACTACACCAACTGTTGATCCTGGTAATTGTGCTGTTTTACACATAAAAGTAAGTTTTGTTTGTGCATTTCCTGGTGAAGAAAAACCAGGAAACGGCATAGAAACTTCAAATAAATTTGGACGAGCACCATCGCCCACCATTTGGCTTCTAAATTCGTTTACTGAAAATGCCATTTAAATATCTCCTGTTTTTCTATTTATTAGAACCGGCCAACGATTTCTTCAAACGAAACACCTGTGCGAACAGCCACAAAGTTAAGTTGAATGAAGTTGACTGAACGAGCTGGTTTGATGTAGATATCGCCTACAAAACGATTGCTGTCAATGACTTCTGGTGTATTGTTTGTAGTATCGCAAACAACACGGAAGTCAGTAATACCACGGCGACCTTGAACATCACGCAGGTATGGTTCTACTAAGTTTACAAACTGAGCACGAGTAAATTGGTCGTTAAATTCAAATAAGGTTGAACGAGCTGCACGAGCAATTGACTTCTCAAGCACAACAAAAAGACGGCGAACATTAATACGGTCAAATACGGAAGGACGATTTAACATTGTCTTATCGCCAAACAGAATTGTACCTTCACCTTGGAATGTTACAACTGGATTGATACCTTGAACATACAAGTTATCACGCTCAGCTTTAGTTGGATTGTAAGCCAACTTAATAACATTCTTAATGATACCACGATTTAATCCACCTGGTGAGAACCATGGGTCACGCTCAAGGTCTGTGCGAGCACAAACACCAGCTATGTCACCGTTTAATGGAACATAACGATAAACATCGTTGTATTTGTCATATTGGTATTTGTAACCAGAATCCAATACAGCATAGGTTGAACTTGTTAATCCTGCACGGAAAGTAAGAATACTTGCCGATTCTAAACCTGCATTGTTAACAACAGAAGCTCTGGGTGGAGATAAAAATACTAATGCATCTTTACGAGATTCAACAGTAGAAATTAAACTTGCCGCTACTGTTGCATTTCCTGGTCCAGAAATAAGTAACGATACATCAACAACATCAGGATTAGCAAAGAATCCGTATGCAGTAATAATTTCAGGATTACCAATTGAACCATTTGCACCAGCACTCAATGATGAATACCATGGGTTGTTTAGGTTTGTATATGTTGTTCCTGAAGCTGCAGTTCCCCAATTAGCTGAACCTGGCTGATGTGCCATCCACCAAACGTATCGTGATTGTTCATTTAAAACTGTTTTATAAAAATTTGAAGATCCATCATTAGAAATTGCATCAGATGCCTTAGAAACAAAAGCATATTTTTCTAATACTGTATTTGCAGAACCACTAAATTTACCATCTTCGTCAATAACAATAATATGCATTTCATCACCACTACCAGCTTTATCTGTTACATACGATGATGTTCCTGGAGCAACGCCAAACTCACTAGCATATTGCCATCTCTTTAAAATTGGTGTAGAGTTTGCTACGGTGCCGGGTGCGGTTGAAACAATAATTGCGGTCGCATTAACTTCTGCAACACGAATGTATGATGATCCACCATCAACAGAAATTAAATCGTTATTAGCAAGATTAGCTCTTGCATCTGCATTACCTTGAACATTAATTACGGTAGCACCAGCTGTAACAGCATTTGCTCGTAAGTTATCAGTAGAAGTTAAGTTAGCAGAAAAAGCCTGTGAAGATGGGCAAATAGAAACACGCAACGAATTGCCTAGAGCGCCAGCCCAACGAGCTGCAAACGGTCCAAAAGTTGAGTTTGATGCGTTTTCGTGGTTATTTTCATAATCACTTTCATTTTCAATCAAAACGCCGGTTGAGTTAGCAGTGGCATTAAGAGTAGTTGTGTTAGAAGCAGCACGAACAATTTTTAGATTATTTGAATATGCTAGAAAATTTGCAGTTGAGAACCAGTATTCATAATTTGTGTTGTCTGGTTTACCAAAACGCTCAACAAGAGTAACCTCGTCAGACACGGTAACCACTTCATTTACTGGACCCCAATTAAAATTTCCAGCAATACCACCGATTGAGGTGGCAACGGAAGGAACAATTGTGGTCAGGTCAATTTCTGATACATTTATTCCAGGTGATAGCTGAAATGCCATGGATTTCTCCTTAGTTTACGGGTCAATTTTTTCTTTATAGACTATTTAGTTTTTTAGAAAGTTGATACGGAATAGCCTGGAGGCAGGTGTGGTTTTTCTTTTTCTTCTTTCCAAACATCTCCGTCTTCCACAATAAGTTCTTCTTCGTTTCCACTCATTATGAATCCAAATGGAACCACTTCTTCCTCAATCTGTTTTATTCTTTCTTGGTACATTGCTTCACGAATATTAACATCACTCATTTCTCTAAAATACGGGTTAGTCGTTAGCCAACTAAACAAAACTAACGGCATGACCAAATCGTCATGGTAACCATCGTCTGCCTGATAACTATCTCTTACTTGAATAAAGGTAGAGATTTCAGATATTACATCAGCGTCAAACACTAGAAGTTTCTTTTCTTCTAACAAAGACTTAAATGTGAAACATCCAATTCGTTTAACTCTCTTGTCGGTATTTACACCCAACTGAGTTTTGCCACCACCAAAACCACCAGAAACTATTTGGCCTGTCTTGGTACTTCGGTTGACAAACACTAAATTACCATACTCTAATTCATTGTGAAGAATGTGAGCCACTTGTTCACTACTGTTTGTTTCAATCAACACATAAGCATCATTGAAATCTCTTGCTACTTTATGTATAATTGTTGGGTATAACATAGGAGCAATTTTGTTATCTCGGTATTTACCCACTAACTTATAAGGTACTTCGGTAATATCTATGATAACAAATGCCGAGTAATCTCCACCCACTCCTTTTGCCGTGTCAGCTACGATTACATAACTGTGTGGTTTTCTTACAAGCTTTTCTTCATCGTCCCTTTCCGCCTTGATTGGATATTCATATAGGTCGAGTCCGTCTTTTGAATAGACCGTAGGACAGGTCGACATATATTCAATCGTGGATGAGTCAATTAAAGTTAAACTTGACCCAAGGAACTTACAAAGAACCTCTTGGTTATATTTGAGTTCGCCAAGTTGCCGTCTTTGTTCTAATGCCCAAGATTCATTTCTGCCAGGAATGCGGCTATAAGGAATAAACATTGGAACAAAATCGTTAACCTTATTCACAGCATCATTCCAAAATTTCCAAAAGTGGTTGTAACCAAGTGGTGTGGAAGTAATTAAAATCTTTGTTGTTTGACCAGCAGAGATAACTGGATAAACCGCAGTAAAGAATTGGTCTGCAATTGTATTTGGAATAATTGCAGCTTCGTCAATATACAATAAGTTAACAGATTTACCACGAATACCAGCTGCAGTTGTTGCCGCTGTAAAAACAACCGAACCATTTTCTAATTCTACATCACCTTTATTCCATGTTTTTACACCTTGTTGCATCCATGGTGGAAGATGTTCAAACATCAACTGATACCGGGACATAATCTCACGAGCAGTAGATGCTTTGTTTGCAAGAATAGCAACAGTTTTGGATTCTTGAAATAATGTGTACCATAAAATGTATGCAGCCGCAACAGTAGTTTTACCTTGCTGACGACCTTCCATAATAATAACTTTACGATTATTATGAATCGTTTCTACTTTTTCTTTTTGGCAATCGTAAAGTTTGAACGGTTGAATACCATGGTCTAGTGTAACTATGTAACAATAGTTATCAATAAAATAAGTTGGATTCTCAACACACTTTGCTAACTCTAAAACTTCTTTTTCGGTATAAGATAAATCTATACCTGCACGTTTTAGACTTGCATTACCATTATAACCATTATTATTCATTCAATTATTTTGTAAAACTTCTTAACATCCAACCTTGTTTTTGATGTTGGTCTAAAATGTCTTGTAGAAAATTACCAACGGCTGGCTCATTTGCACCTTCAGCTGCGGCAATACCAGCACGCAAATGCATCATATATCTTTCGTTATCATTTTTTAGATTTGACAACATTGTTAATGCTGATGGAACGGTATCTGTTTCTTCAATATCAGATAGTTCTAACATTCTACTTAATGATACTGGTGCATATGAATTTAAGGCACGAATATGTTCTGCGATTGGGTCAACATTGGCAAAAACGCCAGTGTAAAAATTACCTAAAAAATCATGGTATTGTGCAAAATCAGGACCCTCAATGTTCCAATGGTATGAGTGTGCCTTAAAATACAACCCAAAGGTTGTACCTAAAATTGTTTTCATTTGTTCAATTAATTGTTCCATGGTATTATTTATTCTCTCTAATTTGTTTAAGTAATTCTGCGGTAGATCCAACAAATACTGCTTTCTCAACATTAATAGATTGATTGTTTATCTCAACTGGTCGTAAGCTTTGTTTTTGTTTTTGAATCTCTAACAAGTCTTTGTTCAAGTCACCTAATGTTTTAATAAAATTAGCGGCAACTTCATATGCTCGTGGGTGCTCAGATTCTTGTGCAACTAACAATAGGTTATCTATGGCCGCACCACCTTTATCTAGTAAACCTTTAATGTTTTTTCTTGCTAAAGCTGCGTCAGTTTCCACTTCATCGGAGGCAATTACCTCTGTGGTTGGTTTGACCGCAGGCAAAACTTCTGGTTGTTCCATTGGTTCAATGTCAAAGATTTCAGATAAGTTGTCGTTCAATTTTTTCATATTAAAGTATCAGGCCATTCAGTAAATGTTTCTTCAAATCCATATACGCCATTTCCATTTGCATTTGCTGGATTAGGAGTGATTACAATTGCTACCGCTTTTGTTTGTGATTGAGATACAGTTGAAATGGTAAAAGTTGAATTGGAATAAACTCCAGTTACTTTATCATTTGCTTGAACTTTTTTATTCAAGTTTGTTAACACCAATGTACCGTCTGCGGTATTACTAAAGTATAATACTTTACCTGTTACACCTCGCTTCTCAACTCTAATATCTTCACCTGTTGTATATACTCCAAAACCTGTTGCCATATTAACATATACTTTTTGTGCATCCAAATTAGTAGAATCGGTAAATATGTTTGTATTGGCTTTAGTAATAAGTTTACTTGAATTATTAGCGGACACTGGAGGCCAAATATATGCTTTTGCAGTAAAAGTAAGATTCCAAATAATTAAACGAGTGTTCATAAAGTCGCCTTCATAATCAACTTCAGGACTTACTGAATTGAGAATAACAGGCATATCATACTTTTGATCCATTTGGCTAATGAAATCAATTGTTACTGTAAAATCTGGTGTAAAAAATGGCAATATTTGTTCTAATATTTGTGTACCATCTTCTGTGTTACGAACATAGATTGATAAATTAAAATCAAAATTATATGGAACGGGTGCATACTGGCTTCTAAAAGAACCCGAACTTGTTCCAAAATTTTGTAATGTTGTTTGTTGTTTTCTTGTGGTGTCATATGACATTCCAACCAAATCAAAACTCATGCGAGGTACAGTTGTTGCAATAGACTTTGTAAGATTTGGGTCAGACTGTAAACGAACTAAGTATTTTTCTTTGGCGCCATAAGACAATGGCACTTTAGTAATTTCATATGCTGTTGAACCATCTTTTGAATAACGAGTCAAAAGAATATCATTAAACATAGAACCAAACGCAACAACAATTTTGCGAATCGTTCGGTTATAAAAGTGTGCATTACCTAACATTATGCTTCACCAAATGGATTGTGCTCTGTAAAATCAATAATAGCATCAGATTCGGTTTCAATACGATTATTATCAATTACATCTTCAAAGGCATTATCCATTGTTGAAGTATCAGAAACAGTATTTAATCCCCAAGCCGCACTACTAGTTTTACCTCTTAATGTGCCAGTAGTAAATGTTCCTCTAACTCTGTAAACATCAACAGAAGCTCCAGTCACATAATTATGGACAATAGCTTGTGCTGTTGCATTAGCATATGTGGCATCAGGACTTACAAATACAATTTCATCATTAACAAATGCGCCTGAACCTCCAGCGTTTAGTGTAAGGCGAGTGCGTGGGTATGCATCTCTGATTTGACCATCAATTTCAGCATTGCCTGTTTCAACAACTTCATTAGAAAATACAAACTGTTTTAATTTCAATGCATACACATAAACATTACCGCCACGACCACGACCTAATGTGTAATACATGGCCTGACCATTTTCATGCTCTACAAAGGTAATTTCAAAAAAGTTTTGCAACATAGGAACATAAATTAAATCACCTTCATTTGGTCGAAGTTGATTTACAGTAAATGCAAATCTACGGCGAGAAACTAAAAATGTTAATTCATCTCGGATTTCAAGCCCAAATTTGGACATAAAATCACCTTCACCTTCCATACCTGTAACATCTTCAAGGTACATTTCAAGTGCAAAAGCTGAAGTATATGTTTTTAATGTATCTTCACCATATAACAAATCTACTGAATCACGAGAACTTCTTGGCATATAGTAAATGTCCATGCCATAGATTTGCATGGCCTCAATGACAAGGTCTTCCACCAGCAATTGCTCGCTGGTAATTTGATTTAATGGAAAAGGATTAAAGTAAAAGTTGGTAGGCATTCATTATCAACCCATCATTATCTCGCCAGGCAATACATTGATAATTTGCATTTCTTCTTCAAGTTTTTCAATTTCTTCACGAGCTTCGGTCATAATGCGAACACCATCAAGTGTTACACCACCTGGCATTTGTATACCAGCAAATTTACTTAAATTGTTACCCCATTGTAACTTGATTAATGCAGTAGCATATTTTTTAAGAAAACGGTCATTGAATACATCTGAGTAACCATCAGCTGTCATTGTTACATTGTTTTGAGTTGTAGCAGCTGGTCCACGAACTATAATGGATGTTGGTGAATTAATTTTAGCAATCTGTAATGATTCTGTACCAAAATTAACAAAATCATTTTCTAATAGTTGTTGGTCAAATACGGTGCCGGTACCTATTACCGTATTTGAACCTGCCGTTGTAGCACAAGTGCCAGTTAAGGTAATGGTAGATGGATTTAATGTGCGATAACATTCAATAACAACATATTGGCCAGGTTGAACATCTCTTGTCCAATCTATATCAAGGAATACTTTGTTTTGTTTGCGATTAAATCTAAATTGTGGTGTGCCGGAAAATAGCAGTTGTAAAGTTCTTATGTGTTGCATTGTAATTTCATAAGACACATAACTTACTGAGGTAAAATCATAAAGGTCATTTAAGCGTAACTGATAACGCAAATCAAACATATTAATAGAAGCATTAGAATCATCAAACGGAAACACACCTGTTACAAATGTAACCGCATCTGGTGCATAAATCCAACGGCGATTAATATCTTCAACCGTAAGTTGGTGCTTCATGAAGATTTTTTCAGTACCATCAAAATGATAATCTTCAAAGAAGCTAAAAGCCTCATCAATACGGTCATCCACTTGGTCATCATCCACGTTAATTTCAATAACGGGTTTACCAAGTTTTCTTAAGCAGTATTCTTTTAGTTCAGCACGAGTTGATGGTTTTGCCATTATTTTATCCTAAAGCGATTGCAAAAGCAAGGCCATCTCCCGCTGCAGAATTAGCAGCTGAGAAGGCCGCATTAGCAGTAACAAAAGCAAGTGTTGTATTCGATGCAACAAATGAAGCGGGTTGTTGTATAACAATATTACCAACCATGCCAGAATGAACTGAACATTGATAAACATATGTGGAACCTACTATACCAAAAGGAACTTTCCAATATAAAGTTCCCGCCACTTGCCCTTGAGCGCTTGATTGTGTTGTAACTGTTCCGTTATTTGCGACATGAGTTAATCCAGTATCATAATTTGATCCACCTGATGAAACACGAATCATAAACGGATGACCAGAGATACCATTTAAATGAAAAGCTATTGTTTCGCCACCTGAAACATAAATTGATGGATTATTACCTGTATATTGGTCAATTAAATATGCTGATGCTCCACTATTTGTAACTGTTAATCTAGTTACAGCACTTGTGTAATTAGAGTTTGCTTGTGTGAATCCAGAGTTAGCGTATGAACCTGCCGTTACTGCTTTAGCATCAGCGGTATTAGCAGCTAAAAATGCAAAGTTAGCAGTAGAAAAAGCTAAGTTAGATACTACAAATCCTGAATTAGCATAAGATTCTGCTGAGTCAGCTGCAAGAGTTATTGTGCCGTTACCATTATTTGCTGTCCATTTACCTAAAGTTTCAATCCATAAAATAGAAGTATTAGGTTGAGCACCACGGTCTACTTCAATACCAGCATTAACCGCTGGTTGTGCAGATTGATTAATAGCAGCATTGACTGTAATGATGTTATCTGCTACTAATAATGTTGTTGTATTGGTGTAAGTTGTTAATCCAGAAACAGTTAAGTTGCCTGTGATTGAAACATCACCTTCAACGGTGCCGCCAGTATTAGCATTAAGAGAATTATTTGCTCTTGTGAAGGCACTATTAGCATAAAATCCTGCTGCTGTTGCTGTTGACCTAGCCACATTATCAATTGCAGCTCCACCAGATATAGTGTTTGCAAAAGCAAATGCGGCATTAACATGAGTAAAGGCTGAGTTAGCATATACACCAGAAGAATTAGCAGTTGCAAAAGCTGCCGTTATAGAATTATTTTGTGTTGTATCGGTAGCAGTAGCGGCATTAGCAGCTGCAAAGGCACTATTAGCATAAACACCAGAAGAATTAGCAGCAGTAAAGGCAGCCGTTATAGAATTATTTTGTGTTGTATCAATAAGAAGGCTATTGTTAGCAACTATAAAAGCACTATTAGCATATGAACCTGCTGAGTTAGCAGCCGCAAAAGCGCCATTGGCCGTGTTAAATGATGCTTGCGAAAAAACTTGATTTGAAGTTAAAGCACTTTCTTTAGCTAAAGGAATACCGCCAACAGTTGACCCATCGTGGACAACGACTGTATTTTTTGTGGTATCAATGGTAATTTCAGCAGTAGCACCTGTAAATGTGCTGGTCTGTGCTGTATTACCTCGTCTAAATTGAACTTGCGTTGCCATTTAAAATGTTCCTTTAATTTATCTCTTATTTATACTTATGTTAGGTGGCCAAAGTCTTTTGTTAAAAAAAGACCGTTTGGAGTTATAGGGTCAATTCGACAATCATAAGCAACAAGTAATGATTCTCCAAAAACGGATATGCTTGGATCCGTTAAATTACCATAATCTCCAATTGGAAAATAGTCAGAAGAATTGGCAGTGCCTGAACCAGCATTTGCGGTAAATTGTTTTGAACCATCCGCAAACTGAATGAAACCAGTATTGGCCACAAAGTTGTTTGCATATATTGTATTTGCACCTAGTATATTACCAAAACTACCTGTTGTAATAAACGAAGTGGCTGTAATTGTGCCAGTAACAGTACCGCCGTTATTAGCATCTAATGAATTGTTTGCTCTTGTAAAGGCTGCGTTAGCGTATAGTGCAGCTGAGTTAGCAATAAAACTAGGTGTATTGGCTGCAATAGCGGCAGTATTAGCTTTACCAAATGCTGAGTTAGCATATGAACTGGCAGCAGCTGCACCACCAGCACTATTAGCAGCTAAAAATGCTCCGTTGGCATAACTAGCAGCCGAGTTTGCTACATGGCTTGGAGTGTTTGCTTGAGTAAAAGCAAGTTGTATTTGTGGTGTAACATTAACACCACCAATAATTGCACCACCAACTACTGTAAGAACATCGGTAGTTTTATTGTATGTTAAACCTGAATCAGAACCAAGAACACCAGAATCATTGAATTGAACTTCTTGATTTAATCCTGCGGGACCAGGATAAGGATAGTGTGTTATTACTACATTTGCGGGAGTGGAATAGAAAAACTTTCCATCACGACTGTTGATGGAAATTTCACCATTAGCTAACGATGATGGAACATTGCCAGTTAATGTAGAATGTTTTAATTGTATTACTGTGTTTGCCATTAAAATGTGCCGCCAGCCTCAACCCTTATATTATTGGTTTCAGTAGCAGAAATTTCAACAGGCTTTTCTTCAGTTTTTACAGTAGGTTTTTTAACAACTTTAGGTGCAGGAGGAATTAGTTTTTCCAATTCAAGAATACAAGATTTCATTTCTTGTATCTCTTTTTCTTTTGCTTCTAAGGTGTTTTTTATTTCACCAAGCTCTCTATCTTTTGCTTCTAAAACATTTTTAGTTGTTCCAAGTTCTCGCATGGCATCATTTAAAGCAGATTGAATTCTAGTTTTTTCTTGAACTATAGCTTCATTACTTTCTGCTTGTGTTTTATAATGTTGTGTTTGGCCAATTTGCTGTAATGCTTCTTGGTGTTTTACTGTAAGCTCATCAATTTTTGCCTGCATTTCTGCACGAACATTTGCTTCTTTTTCAAGCAATTTTAATCTTGCTTGCATCATAAAGTTCTGCTTAAGTATTACATCTAAATTCTCAAGCAGAACCTCTTGATACGCATTTGAAAACTCCACATTCATAATAACTCCTTTTCACAATAATAATTTAGAATGTTCCGCCTTGTAAATGACTGAATGTTGGAACACCAGAAGCATTGATAGTCAATAAATGTCCTTCTGTTGATGATGATGCCGTTGTAAATGCAGAAGTGCCTTGACCTAACAGAACAGCGTTGGTAGTAAATGTGCCAGCACCAGTGCCACCTCTTGCAACACCTAATGTGCCTGAAGTAATTGCAGAAGCCGCAATTGCAATGGCAGTTGAGTTTGCAGAACTGATACGACCATTTGCTTCAAGTCTAAATGCAGGAACAGAAGATGCTGTGCCATGGTCTGCAGCTGTTGTTGATATATTTGTAAAGTCTGTATTAGCCTTTGCAAACGCAGAGTTAGCATACGCACCAGCCGATGTTGCTTTAGCATCTGCCGTATTAGCAGCAGTAAAGCCAGAGTTTGCATATACACCAGAACTATTTGCAGTAGTGAAGGCAGAGTTGGCATATGAACCAGCCGATGTTGCTTTAGCGTCAGCTGTATTGGCAGTTGCAAAAGCGGAGTTGCCGTAAACACCAGCAGAAACCGCTTTAGCATCAGCTGTGTTAGCAGCAGTAAATGCAGAGTTAGCATATGAACCAGCAGATGTACCTGATGAACTAGCGGCATTAGCAGCTGCAAATGCTGAGTTACCATAAGCACCAGCTGAGTTGGCAGTTGTAAATGCTGAATTTGCTTGTGTGAAAATTCTTAATTGATTGGTTTCAACATCAACACCATTAATAGAAACAGCATATGAAGTTAAATTGGCAGTCAATGTGCCTGTGTTAGCAGCAGTTAATGATCCTGGAGCTAATACATTTGCAGTTGGGTCAGTAGATAAATTTTGAAATAAGAAATAATTTGCACCAGCTTGTCTAACAAGACCAGTATATTTTTCACCACCACCAGGATTATACGCACCATAAAAACCAATATCAACTGTATCACCAACAGTATTATTATTAGCAAGACGAATTAACGAATCTTGTGTGGTGATTGTTTCTGTATCAACAAAAGTAGTATTACCTTGAACTGTTAAGTTACCAGTGATGACCAAGTCAGCAGTAATCGTGCCGCCTGTGTTTGCATTGATACTGTTATTAGCACGAGTAAATGCAGAGTTAGCATAGGTACCAGCATTTGTTATATTTGTATTTTGTGTAGCATCAATACCAACACCGTTATTAGCTACAGCAAATGCTGAGTTAGCATAAGATGCAGCTGATGTGGCTTTAGCATCAGCAGTATTAGCAGTTGCAAATGCAGAATTACCATATACACCAGCTGAAACGGCTTTAGCATCAGCAGTATTAGCAGTTGTAAATGCCGAGTTACCATAAGATCCAGCTGAAACGGCTTTAGCATCTGCCGTATTAGCCGCAGTAAAGCCAGAGTTTGCATAAGCACCTGCCGAATTGGCAGCAACAAATGCAGAGTTAGCATAACTTGCGGCTGATGCAGCTGCAGCACCGGAGTTAGCCGTTGCAAAGGCTGAGTTAGCATAAGAAGCTGCACTATTGGCAGTATCAAACGCTACGTTTGTTTTGGTAAATATTAGACCTTGTTGGTCTGTGAAAAATTTACCACCAATGGTGAGAACATTGTTAGCTGTGTCACCAATGAATAATTTTTGTGATGTATTAGAATACGCAGCCTCACCAACATTGAGTGATACTGGTGCTGACGTTACGTCAGAAAATTTTAGTTGAATTACTGTATTTGCCATTTTTTAGTTATCCTCTGTTGGGTAAGGCTTATTATTTGCTATTTATGTTTTGCATTATTTAGAAATTGCCACCACGAATGACTGTGGGAGTAGCGGTATTTGCTTGCTCAAAGGCAGCATTTGTTTTATTAAAAATAAGTGATTGTTGGTTAATAAAAAATTGACCGCCAACCGCAATGGCACCATTACTTCCTGTGGTGCCAATGAATAGGGTATTACTTACATACGAATATGCAGGTTCAGCTACATTTAATGTGGTTGGAACCGCATTAGCTGTTGAAGCCTTTATCTGTATTGATGTGTTGGCCATTAAAACGAACCACCATTAACTGCAACAACCGTAGCAGTAACCGTATTGGCTTCAAATTTACCCGTGGTAGAATTGAATTGTAATACTTGTCCGTTTTGAACAGATGTAATATTAGTATCTGTTAATTCAGTTAACGCCACATTTGGTTTAGGTGCAAAATTCTGTGCTACAATTGTTGACCTAACCTGTTGTTTAACAATTCCTGTAATAGCCATTACTGTGTAACTCCTGGCGATATCACAATAATTCCCTCAATTACTCTTGTTTTTACAGATGTGGGTGATGTAATGAGCAAATCAAAAACTTGCCGGCCAGGTGTCAAATTGGCAGTATTCGCTGCCGTCATAGAAAGAGTAATTTCACCATTAGCATTACCTGTAATGGTTGAAGTAATTATTGTAGCTGATGTTGCGTAATATGATTTACGCATTTTAGTGGAAGCAGAGTAACCATAGAGATTAACAGCAGCACCGGCTGAATCTACTACATTGACTGTGGTGGAGAAAGTGGCATTCTGCTCAATGAGCAATTCTGAAAATGCAGCTATGATAATTCTCCTTGAAATTAAATAGATTTATAGTCTATTTAGTTAATCTAGGCATTGATGGTAATAAAAAACCCACCTGACGGTGGGTTGATTTAAATGTTAAGTGCCGTTAATGCAATATCTTCACCAATATTTCCTTTTAAAAAAGTATTGAATGATAAACTGCACCGAATATTGTTACCTTTTTTTGATTCAACAAAGTGTGTTAAATGAGATGGAAACACAACAATATTACCACTTTTGACACTTAACCACCACGACTTGGAGTTCCAAATATTCCAATCAACCGGGTCTATTTGAATTTGTTGGTAACCACCTTTAACAAAAAAAATCTTATCGTTTGTTTCATCAGCATCAATGTAATACACACCTGAAATAAAACTGTTTGGATGCTCATGTTTATGGTGATATTCATTCTCGGCAGTATAGTTTAACCATGATTGTGTGATGACGGCCTTCACATCAGGTTTAGCCGAAATCACCTTGTCCATAAATTCTTGAATAGCTGTTTCAATCTCTGATTTGATTTTTGCCATTGAAGGTTCATTAAGAATATAACGATTTTTGCTGACTAAATTACCTTCGTTTTTATCAACATCTTTATATGTTTTTTTAACAAAATCTAATTCTTTTTTTGTAAATTCACGATTAGTGGTTGAGTATAAAACTGGTGTTGGAAACAACCCATGCATAACTGATTCATTCATAATAACCTTTTTACATAATATAATTGCGTGAGCTCATTGTATCTCAATTCAATTGTTTTGTCAAGTGTTTATTGGCAAAAATACCAATAAAAATAATTTAAGTTTAAACTACTCTTACCCAAGAGGTAGTTGGTTCGTCCCAATTATAATTATGCCCATCATTAGGTTTTGGTGTTGGTGGGTCAAAGCGGCATTCTTCTTCATTCCATAACCAAGAAGTGAAACCTACATTGTTTGCAAAGGCTTCTTTAATTATATTTTGTCTTTCTAATTTTTCTTCAGGTGAATAATATTCAATTGGCCATTCAGTAATTATTGAACCGTCACTCCATACATAGTTACAATCTATTTTTTTAATATAGGGGTGTGATTTTGGAGGTTCAGTAAGAATAAAATTTGTAAAAGTCCTACCATCAGCCACAGTAACATTACCGGTCAATGGTAAACTATCAACATTAATTTCAGGAAATGCAACTCTGAAATTATCTTCATAAATTCGGTGTTCAAAAGGTTGACCATCTTTAATTTGTATAAAAAATCTCTCACTCATTTCATGAATCTCCTGTATAAAAATCTCATTTTATCTGTCTTCTGTGTATAACTCTGGGAACTTTCTTTGATTTCCAGGCCATATAACTCTTATTCCACCCATACCTGCGGTATACGGATTGTTGTCTGTACCTCCACCGCCGTGTGCGCCAGCATAATATGGAGTATGTCCATCTGGATAACCGTCTGTTGAAACAAATGGGACGCCTTGGCCGGTCTTGAATGAACCTTTCTTACCTGATCCACTTCCAGCATTTCCAGCTGCTCCACTTGCACCCATTCCGTATAAACCAACACCGCCACCTCCAAATTGACCTCCTGAGTAACCACCGCCACCGCCGCCACCACTACCAGCCGTATCAAGATTACCACCATTTCCTGTATATCCGGCCGCACCGGCGCCACCTTGATTGTTGGTAGTACCTCCATTACCGCCGCCCATTTCACCAGTTATAATTGAACCGGTGCCGCCCTGGCCTGAAGTTGCCACGGTGCCGCCGTATCCACCGTATCTACCAGCTTGAGCATAAAACGCAAAATCTTCAGTTGTACCAAATGAAGTGTCTAAGACATCATTGGTATAAACATTTGGATTTCCAGTTCTACAAGAAATAGATTGACCTGGAGTAACAGTAATATTGTTTTTATAACGCAAACCGCCACCACCACCGCCTCGGTTGGAATAATAACCACCGCCGCCACCTGAACCTACACAAACAACAGAAATTGATGTAACTCCAGAAGGAACTACAAATGTAGTGGAACCACCAGTACCAGGATAAGTGCTTGTATATAAGTTTTGTTGACCAACTGTTCCTGATGGTGCCGGAGCAGCAGTTATTGTGCCTGTGGGAGCAGTAGTAAAATTTGCAGTCCCGTAAGAATTAGTTGCATTAACTAAACAAGTAACTGTAGCATTAACTATTGAATTATTAGGAGTGTACGTTTGACTTGTTGCACCAAAAACATTTGCGGTATTTGCTTTCCATTGATATGTGAATGTTGGAAATTCTCCTGTTCTCCATAAACCGTTTGATACAGTTAATGTTTGGCCTTCCACAGTATTGCCTGTTATAGCTGGAGCTATTACTAACTCAGGTGTTTGTAAAGCAGCTAATGCTGTTGGTTTAATTACGGCATATCCTGGATTTGAAAAACTGACTTCAAGGGTTCCTCGTATTCCACTAGCTCGGCCAGCTGGAAGGGTTGAAGCCCCGGCTCCTGTTCCTGCGGTGCCACCACTTCCTGTACCGCCAATAGCATTTGTTACATGAGAAGGGTTAGCATAACCACTTCCACCAGCACCAAGCAAACCATTACCATTAGCACCAAAACCGCCGCCGTACCATCCGCCACCGCCGCCGCCGGCACCGTTGTAAGTTGCATCCAGGGTAAGTCGGCCTTGAGATGTATATTCTCCACCCTTTAAATAACTTCCTGTTACACCTTTACCAGCAGTTGAACCTCCTGAACTTTGACTACCTCCGGTTGAAGTACCTCTTGAATCTTGACCAGAACTTCCTCCACCAGCAGCTTCAGTACCTTGCTGATTATAAGCTGAGGTTCCGCCTCCACCACCAGCAATTAACATAATGTTTGAAGATGATAAATTTGCTACAAATTCTGCAGTACAAAGAATGGTTAGACCACCGCCGCCACCGCCTGGACCATAATCACCAGCACAACCAAAACCTCCAGTAGATACTCCATTCGTTGTACCGCCTAGGCCGCCAGGATTGTAACCACCGGGATTCCAACCGCCATTTACTGGATCGCCGGCACTATTAAGCATACCAATACCACCACAACCTCCAGCAGTACCAAGGTAAAGGTAATAAGTTTGGTCTTGAACTAAGTTGACAAAACCACTATAAAATCCTCCAGCACCAGACAATGACGAAGTAGCGGTATAACGACCTTGGCCGCCAGCAGCACCCCATAATTCAAATTTTACATTAGCACTACCATTTTTAGCTACTATTGTTGTTGCAGCTGTGGTGTCTGTAACCGCAAACTCACCACCGCCAAATGTTTGAGTGGTAACTCCTTGTCTAGTAACTTCAAGGTATGTGCCGGTAATGCCAGCAAAAGGCCTTCGTTTCTTTTTAAAACTTACTGTGGTGCTATTACTTAGAGCGTTAACAAATGGCATAATTAGAAAAAGTTAGAAACTTGTGCAAAGACGTTGTACGTTGGAGTTGCTGAGGTTTTAACAATATTAAAACTGTATATATCGGTGTTTGCTGCTGTGCCGCCAGTTGGGAATCCACCACCCCATTTTGGTGTAATAGCGGTTCCATCTATTTGAACATACTGAATATATCTTGCTGTAGCACCATTTGGAACCATAACCACATATGAGAAAACATTCCCAACAGGAGCAGATCCAAGGCCTGTAAAATTAATTGCTGCATTTGCAGAGGAATTAGTAGTATAAACCAAGACACCACTTTCTGATGTTGAAATTGTAAGATTAGCCGTTAAGCCTCCAGTTGTTACAACATTGGCTTTTTCAATAATTGGACCATAAAATGAGGCATTATTTGTTACAGTTAGGTCGCCTGTTATTGTACCGCCGGTATTTGCATTGATACTGTTATTAGCACGAGTAAAGGCTGAGTTAGCATATGAACCAGCAGATGTGCCTTTTGCATCAGCAGTATTAGCAGCGGCAAAACCACTATTTGCATAACTAGCAGCTGAGTTGGCAATAATAAGACCACTATTCGCATAACTAGCAGCACTATTGGCCACATGACTTGGAGTGTTAGCTGTTAAGAAAGCCGAGTTAGCATATGAACTGGCAGTAGCAGGTGACGCACTATTAGCAGCTGCAAATGCAGAATTAATATATGAGTAGGTGTCGCCACTTAATGTAGCTAATGTAACTGAACCATCAGCTGGAACTTGAACTAAAGTACCAGTGCTTAAATGTAAAACGACAATATTGTTTGTTCCGGATGATGGAGCAGAAGCAAAATTAAGGGTTACGCCATTTAAAGAATACGCAGCAGGCGCCTGATATGCACCAGAAATAAAGACAGCAATAGATGCTGGGACAGCTGGTGCTCTGGTAAGTGTAAATGCCGTTTGACCACCAGTACCAGAAAAGGTATCTGTGGTAAACGGAATAGAGGTTACTTGATTGCCTATGTAAGCCATTTTTTATTATCCTATTATTCTTCTATTTAGTCATCGTTTGGCCAAGAAGCAGACTTGAAAGCCACATCTACCTGTTCTGTGGTCGTGGCGGCCTCAATGGCAGCAATTAATCTATTGTATTCTGTGGTAACTGCGGCACGCTCTGTGGTAATCTCAGCTGGCACATCAATGTTTCTTTCTTTCTTACGAACTAGCATCCAGTAAGTATTATCTAACAGGTTATTCTTAGTAACCGTTACATGGTTTTTATAGGTTGATTTGTAACCTAATCGTGTAAAACCGTTTTCGTCTATTGTATCTTCTAATTGCATTTTATTATCTCGCTAAAGCGTTCTTAAAGGGGTTTTCGGCAAATGCCATGTAGATATAAGTTGAACCGCTGGCATTTGTTCCACTCCAAGTATTTCTCCATTTAAAACCATTCGACAATAAATCAATACCAGGGACAGTACCATCATCTGCATCAGTACTATTTGGTCTTAACATAACGGAAGCTAAGTTAAAAGGGCTTCTTGAAGAATCCCAAATATTCCAATCTTCTGCTGCGTTAGTTCTCTTAATTAAAACAAACCTAGGTCTAAATCCTGTGTGAACAAACGGACCATCTGTTGAACCATTACCTGTGTATGAACCAAATGCGGAAAATCCAGCAACTGGTGCAAACATATAGGCAACATAAGTTGTTCCATTGCCATTAGTAGCGCCTGAAGTTCCAAGAGTTGCAACTGTTGAGCTTGGGAATGTGCTATTGAAATAAAGACCATTACCAGGATTAAAAATAGCAGCATTAGTATTTAATAATGTCTGTGCTTGGTTTGATCCATATCCTGTATGCCAAACTAACCATGCTCCTGTTTCAGCTCTTGTTTTGAATATCATCATAGATGGAGCAACACCTAATCCATGACCTACTGTTGCGCCGCCTGTACCGTTACCTGTGTAAGTTAAAATACTAAAACCTGTGGTTGGATTAGCACGAACTTGTGAGCTGATTGAACCTGTTGTATTGGTTACTGTTGAATCGCCAGCTTTCCAACTCCATGCAACAAAGGTTTCACCACTAGCATTTGTGCCCACATTTGCACCAAGAGTAAACCCATCAGCATCAAACGAATCTAGCGAGCCAAAGTTACCATCTTCGACATTAGTAAGGTTTGGAAATAATCTTTGTGGTACTGAAGATACAACCCTAACTGAATCAAATAAATGGTGATTATCGCTTGTGCTTCTTCTTTTTGTCCAAACCATATCAGGCTGAAATCCTACGCCAGTAATAGGTCTACTAGCTGCACCGTTACCAGTATAAAGAACAGTATTAAAATACTTATTGGCAGCCGTTGCAGCTGTCGCACCAATTGTTGGTGTTGGTAAATTTGTGGTGCATAATGATTTGAAACCGGAGGGTGGAGTATATGCAAATGGGCGTTGGCCAAAGTTAGCATCGCCTGTATCGTTAAACATATTAACGGCTGGGAAAAAAGTAGAGCCTACAATAGTTGCAGAATACGGCCATTGATTTGTTCCTGCTACTGGATTTCCACTATTAAACCAAGTTCCATTTTTACCAATATAAAATTTGCGATTGTCCAAATCCATTGCAAATATAACTACATCGTTAGTTGCTATTGCAGAACCATATGCCGTGCTTACTGCGTTTAATGCCGCATTTCCGTTGATTACATTTATACCACCAGCGTTAAGGTCGCTACCCAAATAACCATCCGGTGGATTTGTATATCTAAATAAATCATTACCAAAACCAATAACTGGAGAATTAGTTGATCCGTTTCTTGTATAAGTCATCTCCCAATACCACTTGCCACTAGAAACACCCATAGTTCCGCAAATAGCACCATAAGAAGTTCCACCAGAACTAGAAGCGGTTAAATTACCATTAGTGGAGTTGTGGTTACTGGATTTGTTTAATGGGTTCCAAGTGCAATAATTTCCACGCACCGTACCACCAACATCAGTAACACCTTGTGGTATATATTGAGTTGGCACATCACGCATCAAATCAAATGTTGAGCCGCTGGCCGTTGAGATATTGTTTGGTGTCCAGTTGTTTCCATTACCAGAGAAATCTTTTCCAATGGAACTTGTATCACTTAGGCTTAAATAGAAACCATTGGTGCCATAAGTGCTTGTGTATTTGATTGGTTCCCATACACCTGTGATTGGTGATGTTTGGCCAAATGAGGATGGGGTTAATTGTTGGCCATCAACACTATAGAACTCAGCAAGATACCCATCATAATATCTTCCGTCACTAAATCTACCTATGTAATTAAGTGTACCATTACCGTTCCAATCAAATGTTATATTTTGATTTGGATAAGATGCACCAGATCCAGAATTATCTTCCAAAACTCCATTGGTGTACCATTTAACTCTATTTGAACTGGTAGCTTGAGTGCTATCTACTGCAATAACAATATGATACCAAGCTGAAGGATCTCGCCACACTCTTGATGGTCTGACATATACCTCAGCATTTTGCATTTCTAAACCCCACGAAGCATTAACATTATAGTAAAGGCCAAATCTTCCACTACCAGTACCACATGAAAATAACCATGCTTCAGATGCTAATCTGTAAAGGCTTGGCTTAAACCAAAAAGAAATAGTTAATTTTTGATTACTTGTTGGCGAACTAGATGCTGTTCTACTTAAAAACGGTGAAGCACTAGACCGAAAGCGTAATGACCCGCTGACTGGATTAGCAAGACCACTAATTGGCCATGTGTTTGTTCTAACTGCCTGTGCCTGTGAACCTAAATCCCAAACACCGCTAGCTCCAGTAATTGAAGTATTAGCTGCTGTTTTACGAACTACACCACCAGGATAACGAGAACTCATTAGATTATTTCTCTAGGCCAGTTTTGAGAATTTACAATATTTATTAGACCATCCAAATCTGTGCAAGCAGTAATAGCGGCATCAAGGCGGTCACCTTCAGTAACTACGGCGTTACGATATGTTGTTTCTTCTTCTGTAATGGTTTCATCCATTACTTTAGCATCAGTTGGTTTCAATAAATCATGGACAGTTTTCTTAAAGTTGGCAGTCCAAATAGTTTTCAGACCTTTGGTCACCAAGCGTTTATCAGAATCAACCATTTCAGCTTCTAAACCTGTACCTGACAGAACTTTAACCCACATTGGATTATTATCTTGGTCAACTTCTTCACGGTCATTAAAAATTCGTGGATTTAATGGGTAAGATTGTGTAACTGTTTTGGTACTCTCATCAATGGTGTATGATGGGTCTGCTTCCCAATAGAAGCGTAAATCAGGTTTTGTGCCTTCAACCAAGTGATAAAGACCAATGTCTAAACATTCTTGTTCTGTGGCATTTTGTAGGAAACGAGCAGAGCGTTTACCATTACAGTCAAATGAATGACCGACCTGTGGTAGCCCTATAACTTTTCCTTCGTGAACGATTGCGTATTTCATTTTATTTCCTCAACGAGAACGGCTGTATTTAAAAGGCATTTCAGCAAATGCCATATAGATGTAAGTTGCGCCAGTGCTATTAGCAAAAACACCAGTATCTCTAATTTTGAATCCATTGCTTAACAAATCTATCATATTAGCTGATCCAAATACATCAACACCAGTACCAAAACTTGAAGAAGAATCAACTAAGTTTGCAGCTAAAGTATGATTACCAACATTAGCATAAGACCTTACAGAATCAATAAGTGCCCAGTTGTAACTTGTACCGCCAGTTGACGAGCATTTAATCATAATAAATTTTGGCCTAAATCCTGTGTGAACAAACGGACCATCAGTAGAACCATTACCTGTGTATGAGCCAAATGCAGAGTAGCCAGCGATAGGTGCAAAGCAGTAGGCTACTATGCTTCCACCATTAAGATTTGTTGCACCATTATCTGCAACAGAAAAAACAGAAGAAGTTGGTGCTGTGTTATTCCAAACAGAAGAAGCTGTGCCAGCGGCAGATGTTGAGTTAAGACTTAAAAACTTTGTAGCACCTAATGAAGCATGATAAGTGTGCCAATCGTATCCAGAACTACTTCTAACTTTACAAATAATCATACTAGGTACAACACCTAAACCATGACCGATAGTAGAGGCAACAAAATTACCTGTATAAGTAACAATACTAAATCCTGCGGTTGGATTAGCACGAACTATTGATGTGATTGTTCCTGATGTATTGGTTGTGTTAGCATTTCCAGCATTCCATTGCCAACCAACAAAAGTGGAACCATTTTCATTAGTACCTAATTCTGTACCAACTGAGAATCCATTGGAATTAAATGCTGTTACTCCTTGATATGTTGCTTCGGCATCACTATCCGAAGAAAATAATGACCTTGTAACACCACGAATAGCATCAACAAGCTGATGCCTATAAGTACCATTTCTCTGTTTAACCCATACCCAATCTGGTTGCATAGAACCGTTATTAACTATATTTTGACTTGTACCATTACCAGTCCAAAGATTTACATCAAAATGTTTATTTGGTTGCTTAATTGTTGGCTCAGGTAAATTAAATGTGTTTAATGTTTTGAAACCGGATGGTGGTGCGTATGCAAATGGGCGTTGACCGAAGTTAGCATCTGTTATTGAACCAGAATATCCTTCACAAGTTGCAACAAATCCCATTGGATAAGCTGCACGAGTTAAACCTGTGTAAGCTGCGGATACTCCTGTTGCTGGGTCTGGACTTGCACCAGTTCCGTACC